CATTTACAAAGTATGACTGCCTATCCTTGTCATTTGGGATTCTGGAATCAACACGGACTGTGTTCTTCAAGTGCGGTTGATGAGCCTTGTTAGATGGGCGTTGCTCATCGTAAGGCGCTCTGGCTGCAACCTCGTCCTTCAATGTGTTCAAAGTCTTGGTTGTAGCCATTGTCAGGATTTTCTTAAACCCATTGAACTCACTTTGAGATTGGACATCATTTGCCAAAGTCAAAAGTTGGTCGTTGAGTGCTTCAAACCCTTCTGTTTTAAAGATTAGAGGCATTGGCAAATCCTTCCCGCAAAGATTGTGGAGCCTTTGGAGCAGATGCCATAAATGCCTTCAAGGAATTATTGGCTTGCTCGGCTTTTTGCTCATCCGTCAAAGGAGGGATGATGTATTCATGCGTGGATGGCAGAACGTGGCTCATTGTGAAGGGCTGTACGCCCTGCTTGAGCTTTGCATTGAGGTTGCCAGTGGTCAAGGTACTCAAGGCCAACAAAATGGCCTTGTTACCTATGATTCCGTCACTGAACATAATCTCAATGTTCTGCATCTCGTTTGCTGGTATGTTGTCGGGACAACCACCATGCGCCCAAACATAAGTATGGGTGGCGACACCTATACTGGCATCACTTTCCCTGTAATTCTTCGTGAGTACCCAACATACACATTGGTTCCAATCACCAACGATTCATTCATTCAATGGAATGGTGGATTCAAAGCCTTTGAGTCAGTTTTGTAATGTTTGAAGCCTTCGTTTACAAATGGACAGATTCCTTAAATGGGAAAATTTACATTGGATATCACAAAGGAAAAGAATCTGACGGATATATTTGCTCAAGTAAATATATGTTAGAAGAATTCAAGAAAAGACCCGATGATTTTCATAGAGAAATTTTAGCAATTGGTTCTTGTGAATATTGTTACAAATACGAACAATCTGAAATTGCGGCTTTATTGTCAAGCAAGAATCCAACCTATAACAAGGGAATTGGTGGAACGTGGAAAATGGATGCGGATGTTATTTCTCGTATTTCAAAATCATTGTCTGGCGAAAAAAATCACAATTTTGGTAAAAAATTTAGTGAGTCAACAAGGTCTAAAATTTCACTATCAAGGCTTGGGAAGCCGTTTAATGTTGGAAATAAAAATCCCATGTTTGGCAAGAAACAAAGTGAAAAACATTTAAAGTGGATGCACGAAAATATGCGTGTTCGCATAAAAACAGAGCTTGGCGAATTTCCTTCTGTTACGCTTGCTGCCAAGGCTCACGGCATTGCACAACCAACAATGTCTGGGTGGCTAAGAAAAGGAAAGGCATTTAGAGTATGAACGTAATTGCACCAGTTGACGGCACGAATAACATTCGCTATGCGGATTTCATTCGCATTACGACTCCTGACGACACATATCTGTTCACCACAGCTCCGTCAAACATGACGATTCCAGATATTGATGCTGCTGAGTTCAATGCTGTTGGTGTGCTGATTCGTGTGGGTGAGGCTCAACGTGACATCAAGAGTACGGCCAATGAGACTACGGTGACGTTGACTGGTATTGATACTGCCATGCTTGGCTTTGTGCTTGGTCAACAGGTCAAGGGTTCTCAACTTGAGATGTGGCATGGGTTCTTTGATACAAACGGCGCTCTCATCACTACTGGTGGTGTTGGTGGTTTGTATCAGTTCTTCAATGGCTATATCAGCTCATTCTCCATATCTGAGCAATGGATGGAGGAGGTTCGTATGTACGTTGGCACGATTACTGTCAGCGCCTCGTCGATTCAATTGATTCTGCAAAACCGTATTGCTGGTCGATACACCAACAACAATTCATGGCAGTTCTACAACGCTGGCGACACATCCATGAATCGAGTGAACTTCATTGAAACCATTAACTATCAGTTTGGCAAAAATGCGCCCAACAATTCGTGATGCTTCCCCATTTGACATTCCAGACATTCTGGATATGTTGCGAAGCTATCGCAGATTGACTCCGCTTCCATTTTTGGCTAAGGCTGATGATGCTGAATATGTGACCAAGATGCTCACGGAGCTGATGGCTGGCAAAGGGCTTGTGCTGATTGCCGACAAAGATGGAATTGCTGGAATGCTGATTGCCGTCATTGCGCCAAGTATGTGGTCGCCAAAGCACCTCATAATGACAGAAATGGCCTATTGGGTTGAGCCTGAATGCAGGGGCGGCACGATGGGGTATAGGCTTCTTGCTGAGTACAAGCAAAGAGGCGACGAACTAAAGAAAAATGGTCGCATCACAAATTATTTAATCAGTAAAATGAGCAATAGCCCGAACCTTCAATATCAGAAGTTCGGATTCGAGAAACTAGAAGAATTTTGGGTGGCCTAATATGCCGGGTTCAATCATCGTTGCTCAATTGGTCGCAGGCGGATTTGTTACGGCTGGATTTTGGGCAAGTGCAACCGCTTTTGCCATCAACATGGTTGCTTCAACAATCATTTCAAAGGCGCTTGGGCCTGATGGCCCAAACACAAATGATGCGCAAGGGAATCCGAACCCCGGCAGTCGCGCCCAAGTGCCTCCCGCTGGCGACAACAAACTTCCAGTTATTTATGGCTCCGCTTATGTTGGCGGCATTGTCACAGACCTTTCAATCACATCAAACAATCAGACTCTTTACTACGTCTTAACTCTTGCTGAATGCACGAACACAGAAACAGGCGGAACTCCTGACACATACACATTTGGTGATGTGTATTGGGGTGGGAAGAAGGTAATTTTTAACGCCACAAATCAATACAAAGTTGATTCTCTTTTAGACGAGTCTACTGGCATATATGACACATCCGTTGCTGGTAAGTTGGAGTTTTATAAGTACAGCAATGGTTCGGATTCTCCAGTTAACTTATCTTTAGATGCCATCCAAGTTATGAATGCGGCTGGTTTGGTCTACACATGGGATGGCGACAAGTTAATGAGCAATTGCGCTTTTGTCATTGTAAAAATTACATACAGCCAATCAGCAAACTTAACGGGCATTCAGCAAACAAAATTTCAACTGACAAATAGCAGAACTAAGCCGGGGGATTGTTTTCTTGATTACTTAACATCATCAAGATATGGCGCTGCAATCCCGTTGTCAAACATAGACACAGATAGCTTGGATGCTTTAAATTCTTACTCAGACGAAGTGTTTGAGTATGTTCCTAGTGGCGGAGGAAGTTATGACGCTCAACCAAGATTCCGATTTGACGGCTCTTTAGATACAACTCAAACAATCATGCAAAATTTGCAGCTAATGTCTGCTTGCTGCGATTGTTTGATTAAGTACAACGAGATTACTGGAAAATGGGGTGTTATTGTTCAGACTCCTGTTGTTGTTCCTGTGATGGATATCAACAACAGCAACATGGTTTCTGCAATCACAATAACGCCAATTGACATTGCATCTAGCTACAACGTGGCAGAAGTCAAGTTTCCTGATGGCTCCGCAAAAGATTCGTTCAATTCTGCTGTTTTCGATTTGGCTGTAATTGACCCTTCTCTACTTTACCCAAACGAGCCTGTCAATAAGCAAACAATCAGCCTGCCATTGGCTAACAATAGTGTTCGCGCTCAATACTTGGCTACTCGATTCTTAAAAGCTGCGCGTGAAGACTTGCAAGTTCAAGTTGACATTAACTATGAAGGTTTGCAACTTGAGGCTGGTGATGTTGTCACTGTGACCAACTCTAACTATGGTTGGACTGCAAAACAATTCCGCATCAATAAAATTACTGAAAAGTTTGGTGATGATGGTTCAATTGTTGCCTCGTTAAACTTGATGGAATTTAACGCCTCTGTTTACGACGACACAGAAATCACAGAGTTCACGCCATCCCCCAACACTGGAATTGGTGACCCATTATTTTTCGGCACTTTGTATGCCCCAACGGTGACAAGCATTCAGCCAAGCATTACAAATCCTTCGTTTGGCTTGCTTGTAACGTCTTCATCTTCTGGAATTGTTCAGTACGCAGAGATTTGGTATTCGGCATTTGAGTTCCCGACTGATGAGCAGAGGATTTTTGCTGGCACAACGGCGGTAAACCCCGGCGGCAACCCCTTTGAGCCTGACTCAAGCATGGGGCAAGTAAACCTACAAAACATCCCAAGCGGTGATTGGTATTTTGCTGTTCGCATGGTAAACGCGCTTGGCTCTAGTGTCTTTTCTCCGTCTTCAAGTGTATTGCGTTGGCGACCAACCACGTTTCAATATGACGAACGATATTTGACGATTGCTTATGCTGACGACTTGAGTGGCACAAACATCTCAAGCAGTCCAAGAGGCAAAGATTACTACGGTTTGAAGAATGCCTCAACCTATGGCTACGACTCCAACCCTGCAAACTACACATGGTATTTAGCTCAACCCACATTTGGGACAAGCGTGTATCTGCTGTACTCAAATCGCACAGGTAGAAAGTTTAGTTTTGCTTCTGGATTCGCTTCTTATGCTGCTGGTACAGCTCAGTTTGTTCCTACGGCGACTGGAACATACGACCCATCTATTTGGCAAGCCTTAGAAGATGGCGTGAACTACATTGACCTTGATGTTCGCACTGGTCAATTGATTGAGACTGGTACAACAAACATTGGCGCTGGTGAGATTGCCATTACCAACAATGCTGACGGCAAGGTTGTTGCATCGCTTGCTCAACTGTTGGACTTTGGCGCTGGCGTTCAAACGCTGACTGGTTCGGCATCCACTGTAACGATTGACATTTATGGTCGTGTGCTTGGGTTCTCTACACCAGACGGGTTCTATTACACACGCTACGCGACTGTGGCAACCGCTGGCGAGACTGTGTTTACGCCTACCGCAAGACAAGCCAACTACATTGTTGGCATGGACTTGGTGTTCCAAAATGGCATTTTGTTGAACACTTCTGATTACACGGAAGACAGCACAACCGTAACGCTTAATGTTGGCGCAACCGTTGGCGACCAAATTGTGATTATTTCCATGAGGGCAATTTCACAGGGCATAACTTACGCAGACCAATACATCACGGTTGACACCGTTGTTGGCGCTGTTGTGACATACAACACTTCTTTGCCGTACCAAGACATTGTGGCTGGTGATATTCACACATTTACAAACTCTGGAAGTCCAACTCAATACACTGTATCTGCTTGGAATCCTGCGACACAAGAAATCACATACACAACTTCTTTGAGTGGCGTTTCCAACGGTGATGTAATTTATCAATACCGTTCGTCTGGTATGAGTTATCGCCCGTTCAGTCGATTCACGGCAACCTTGTCAAGCGCAAGCAGTTACACGCCTACAACTTGGGCTTTGCATAGCGGCTACGAAAAGATTTTCCTGAATGGAGCATCGGTCAATGACCAAGATTACGACATTTCGGGCGGCTCTTTAAACAACTTTCCTGCTACTGCTGATGGTTTGTTGACCGTTATTCAGTTCAATGACAACAATCAGACAATTCCAATTGGTAATCAAACAAGTGTTGCAGTCAACACCATTGCTGGCACTTCAATCTACAACTACAATTTCGACGCAAACGCTTTTGAGTTGTATAACAACGGCGCACTTCAAGTGTTGACCGATGACTACACCTTGGGTTCAACTTCGTACACGCTGACAACAGCGCCGACAACGACTTTAAACATCTTGCAACAAACAACATACTCACGGAACGGAGCCGCTTAAATGACGCAAGCCTTCAATTTGGCGCTACTTGCCAACAACGTAAATACTTCTGGTCAATTAAATGCTGACAGTGGG